AAGCAGAGTTCGATGGTATCCCCATCCGATTCAACTACTCAGCCTCACCTAACCTGTCACAGATCGAATCGTCCATGCGATCCTATGAGGAAGTGTATGGTGACTTCCCGGCATTGGTGGTGGTCGATAATGTGACCAACGTCCGTACCGGTGGCGACCATGACGATGATCCGTTTAGCGGGTTGGAAGCTTTGATGGATGAACTGCATGTTATGGCCAGGTTTACCGGTGCATGTGTGATTGGTCTACACCATGTTACAGGCGGCTACAACGATGCTGACCGACCCATCCCACTGTCCGGGGTTAAGGGTCAGATTGCTAGGGTACCGGAAATGGTGCTAACCTTGCATAAGGTTGCTGAACAGTTCGGGCCTGATAGTTTACGGGTGTCAACTGTCAAGAATCGTGGCGGCAAATCCGACCCATCCGGCCAAGAGTTCGTAGCACTAGACTTCTCTGGTGACACCATGACGATCAAGGAAACAGTATGATGAGTGATACCATTATCGCATTGAGTACCATTGGAACCTATGCCACTATTCTGGCATACTATGTGTATAAGGATAAGGCATGACATTGTTGGCGGTGATCGCAATACTGGTGGTGACGGGAGCTATCGTATGGCTCCGGTAAAGAAGGTACCTGCACACAGGGTTCGGGACAGGGCACACCACCGGCGTGGCTGCATTGATTGTGCGGAGGAAGGGATCATCACATCCCGTAAAGCTCCACACCCCGGACCTCGCTGTGCCACCCATCACCGCGCAAAACGAGCAAAACGTAACTCCCAAACCAGGGAGCAACGATGGTTGAATGTTTACAACATTACCGGTGAAGAATATTGGGCAATTTGGGAACACCAAGGCGGTGTATGCTATATTTGTCAACGTGCCAAAGGTACCGGTAAACGACGGCTGTCGGTCGATCACTGCCACGAAACTGGTATAGTGAGAGGTTTGCTGTGTCAGCCGTGTAACCGTGACGTGTTAGGTCATTCAAGGGATGATATTGAGTTCTTTGAACGGTGTATCGAATATCTGAACAGCCCACCGGCAGTCACGGTGATTGGTGAGAGGGTTGTACCAGATCAGAAAGGATAATTGAATGAAGATCGGATCGTTGTTTAGCGGGGCAGGCATGTTGGATAAAGCTGTCGAAGCTGTGTTCGATGCGGAAACAGTGTGGTTTTCCGAAATTGATCCGGCAGCATCGAAGGTGCTGGCATACCATCACCCACACATCCCTAACCTTGGGGATATCACTAAGGTTGACTGGACAACTGTCCAGCCTGTAGATATTTTGTGTGGAGGATTTCCGTGTCAGGATGTGTCAGCCGCAGGTAAACAAGCCGGCCTACAGGCCGGCACCCGATCAGGGTTGTGGTCAGTGTTCGTAGAAGCCATTGATGTGCTGCAACCTAAAATTGTTGTTATCGAAAATGTGAAAGGACTGCTCAGTGCCAAAGCTACCAGATCAGCTCATGTGGAATCCAACGGATCAGGTGTGGGAAACACCGACCGATCTCTTAGGGCAGCGGGAGCCGTTCTTGGCGACCTTTCCGAAAGAGGGTACGATGCGAAATGGTGTACTGTACCTGCATCCGACGCAGGGGCACCGCACCGACGAGAAAGAGTATTCATTCTTGCCTACGCCTCGGGCCAGTGAACCAGGATCAACCTCCGACAACTATCGTCCCGGCTTGGGTGAGTTGGTGTCGAAGCTGCTGCCAACCCCGGCAACATCCGATAGGTTTGGTCCGAATAAGCCCAACACTCGCGGTGGCTCTGATGCCCTCAGAACGGTCGCCTGCTACGAGTTAGAGCTTTTGCGGAGTCCTACCCTATCTGATGTGAAAACGCCCGACAGGAGCGGCCTCAGGGCCAGTAAGGGGCATCAGACGAACCTCGCAGACCAGATTGAGCAACGGTTTGGTTCGTCGGCTGAGCCGGGTCAGGATTGGGGCCGCTATCAAGCGGCTGTGGAGCGGTGGGAGTCTGTGTTGGGTGTTCCGGCACCGGAACCTACCGAAATGAACCGCAACAACCGGCCCCGCCTTAAGGCTGCGTTCAGCGAGTGGATGATGGGCTGGCCTGCCGGTTGGGTCACCGACCCGGAGATTGGTTTGTCTCGGGCTGCACAGTTGAAAATGATCGGCAACGGTGTGTGTCCACAGCAAGCCGTGACAGCACTACGAAAATTGATCGAAGTGGGATAATGTTAACGGTATTGATTCCCGCCCATAATGAGGAACAACGCCTGCCGGCGTGCATAGATTCGGTTGCTGAACAAACCGTTCAACCAGATCGGATCGTGGTCATAGCAGATAACTGCACAGACAACACCGCACTTGTAGCCGAAAGCTATGGTTGTGAAGTGTTCACGCCGGTAGGTAACACCCACGCTAAGGCGGGTGCATTAAACGCATGGCTGTCAGAACATTTAGATGATATGCCTGAACATGAACACGTCATGGTGATGGACGCTGACGGATACTTAGACGCAAACTTTATTGAAAATGCGTTGAAGTTTCTAGAGGCTGGCTATTCCGCTTGCGGTGGTGTGTTTAGGGCTGAACCTAACGGAACATTCGTAGGGTTCTGTCAAGCAAACGAATACGAAAGATACAGGTATCTGCTGCGGAGGTCTAAAGGGAGAACCCTGGTTTTGACCGGGACAGCGACCGTGTTCACGGCAGGTTTGCTTAAAGATGTTATATGGGCTAGGCGGGTGAAAGAAATACCTTCATCCGGCAATACACCAGAAACAGTATATTCAATCAATACATTAGTAGAGGATTTAGAGCTAACCTTAGCTATCAAACATTTGAACCATAAAGTGATAGCCCCAATTGAATGTTCGCTTACAACGGAAGCAATGGACACTTGGAGAGGATTAGCTAAACAACGGTACAGGTGGAAACTAGGTGCATTACAGTCAGCATGGCAGTATGGTATTACTGAACACACATCAGTGTTCCACCGACTGCAATTGTTGAACCTTGCCGGTATTATAGCGACAATCATTTATTTGTCAACTGTAGCCTTTGGTGTTATATTTGGAGGGTTACACATTCATCAAATCTGGTTAGCTGTCACCTTAATTTATGTTGTCGAACGGGCAGTGACCGTATCGGGTAGAGGCTGGAAAGCCATTGTAGTAGCAGCATTGCTGTTCCCCGAAATGGTGTTCGATATCACATTGCAGTTCGTCCAACTCCGTGCTATACTAGCATGGGTGCTGGGTAAAAAACAGTTAGATTGGTATGGAGGTAAAGCAATATGAGTGGTATCCCGGTACAGCATCATACGGTAGCGTTAGCGGCATCAGCGACCCCGCTAGGGTCAGACCTAGCTACGGAAATGGGTGTCCCGATCCCCGCATGGGGTATGGAGTGGGTGGATTGGGTGTGGCTGTTCCTCGCCTGGTTCACATTGTTCAACGTCACCGCAGCAGTGTGGAGAGTGTTCCCCCACCGCAGGAAGCATGAATTGGAGACTAATGGGCGCTGATATTATCAAAATTATCCAACACTACTATCCGCACTGGCAGACACCTGTCGATACCGGATACGAATGGATATCAGTTCTGTGTCCATTCCATGACGATACCAACAAATCCGCGTCGGTGTCGTTCAGTAAAAATGCCTTTCACTGCTTTGTGTGTGACGCGAAAGGTGACGTTATCAGTTTAATCATGTATAAAGAAGGGTGTGGGTATGGAGAAGCTTTCAGACGTGCAGAAGGACTACTTGAGGGAAGCTACCAGCCGCTATCACGCAGCACTACCAGAAAGCCCCGCAGAAGAATATTTACAGATGAGGGGTTTAGCGTGGGAGTCAATCAAACCGATAGTGAACCGTTTCCGACTCGGATACGTTGGTGACCCTCTACCCGGACACGAAATGTTCAAAGGGTTCCTAGCCATACCGTACCTGCGGTGGTCAGCCGACAAAGAGTGGGCTGTGGTGTCGATGCGCTTCCGGCGCATCACCGGGGATGGAGCTAAATACATGACCGTGGCCGGCGACCGGCCACGCCTCTACAACACCCTAGCCCTACTCAAAGACAACGCATCAATCGCAATCACCGAAGGTGAACTGGACGCAATCACAGCAACCATCTGCGGAGTCGATGCGGTAGGCGTTCCAGGGGCACAAGCATGGCAGCCGTGGTTCCGCGAACCATTCTTGGGTTATCGTAACGTGTATGTGTTGGCTGACGGTGACGATCCCGGCATGGCTTTCGCCACCAAAGTTGCATCCACCCTACCCAATGGGAAAGTCATACCAATGCCGTCAGGCCATGACGTAAACAGCATTGTGATGGAGAAGGGCAAGGATGCCCTTCTGGAAAGGATAAGTTAATGGATTTCGGATTTGAAATCAACGTGTCGGTAAGTTTACCGAATCCGCTGAAATACGCATACGAAAACATTCGTGATTTTGTTTGGATACCGGAGGATGAAGATGAGTTTGAAGAAGGGTGACCTAGCTTCCGCAGACGGCCCATACGTTATGGGTCCAGACGGCACAGAGGTGAAGGTGATTAAATACCTTGAAACTGTCAAGGTGATCGCGCCAGCGAACAAAGATGGTGATGTGTTCGTGGAGGGTTTAGATTCCCATGCACGATTTTGGGTTCGTGAATCCTCACTGACATTGATCCCCGGAAATGTGGAATGGAAACCATGAGTGACGCAGTGAACCACCCGGCACACTATACGGTGGGATGGTCTAACGGTGTGGAGGTGATCGACATTACCGAAAACTTGTCTTTCAACCGTGGCAATGTAGTGAAGTATGTGTGCAGAGCCGGCCGTAAAGGTGGAGAGGATGAACTTCAAGACCTTAAGAAAGCTGAGTTTTATCTGCAACGGGAAATCGCCCGTTACAGTCCCGTAAAGGAAGGCACGCCGAAGAATGACACCCCGGATCGCAGTTCTCGACATTGAGAGGCAGTCAGCTA